AGAGAATGGTTCTAAGATCATTGCTGCATCTACATCAGCATCTGCTGTTCGTGGTATGTCATTCAACATTATTTTCTTGGACGAATTTGCGTTCATCCCAAACCACATTGCAGATCAGTTCTTCGCGTCTGTATATCCTACGATTTCCTCTGGTAAATCTACTAAGGTTATCATGGTTTCTACCCCCCATGGTATGAACCACTTCTATCGCTATTGGCATGATGCAGAACGAGGTAAGAATGAATATGTAGCAACTGAAGTTCACTGGTCAGAAGTTCCTGGTAGAGATGCTGCATGGAAAGCACAGACTATTGCTAACACTTCTGAGCAGCAGTTCCGAGTTGAGTTTGAGTGTGAGTTCCTTGGATCTGTTGACACACTAATCAATCCATCGAAACTTAGAAGTTTGGTTTATGAGGATCCAATCAAGTCTAACAAAGGATTGGATATTTACAATAATCCCGAAAAAGATCATGACTATATTATGACTGTGGACGTTGCTAGAGGAGTCGGTATTGACTACTCAGCATTTGTAGTATTTGATATTACAACGTTCCCTCATCAGGTTGTTGCAAAATATAGGAACAATGAGATCAAACCAATGCTTTTTCCAAGTGTCATTCATGACATGGCAAAGGCATACAACAATGCATATATCCTATGTGAGGTAAATGATATTGGAGATCAGGTTGCTTCTATTCTAAACTTTGATCTTGAGTATGAGAACGTTCTTATGTGTTCCATGCGTGGTAGAGCAGGACAGATTGTTGGGCAAGGATTCTCAGGTAAGAAGACACAGTTGGGTGTCAAGATGTCAAAAGCAGTCAAGAAGGTTGGGTGTTCAAACCTCAAGACGGTTATTGAAGATGATAAGTTACTCTTCAAGGACTATGAGATTATCAGTGAGTTGACCACATTCATTCAGAAACACCAGTCCTTTGAGGCAGAAGAAGGATGTAATGATGACCTTGCTATGTGTTTGGTTATCTATGCTTGGTTGATTGCTCAGGACTATTTCAAAGAGATGACTGACCAGGATGTCAGGAAACGTCTCTATGATGAGCAGAAGAATCAGTTAGAACAAGACATGGCACCATTTGGATTTATCTCAGATGGATTGGAAGATACTAGTTTTGTTGATGCTAACGGTGACAGATGGCATACAGATGAATATGGTGATATGAGTTACATGTGGGACTACCAGTGAAGTGTTGAAAATTATAAATATTTTTAGATCATCTACACATGACACTCTTATCAGAGGAGACAAAAAATGGTATTAGCTAAGTTAGCATCTCCAGGGGTAGCCGTCCAGGAGAGGGATTTTACAAGAGGTGGAATTGATCCTTCATTCTTGAACTTCGGTGCGATCTGCGGAGTTTTTGAAAAGGGTCCTATCGACATCCCAACTCTGGTAACCACAGAGGCAGAATTTATCGAGATCTTCGGTACTCCAAACGACAATAACTTCGAGTACTGGTATTCAGTTTCAAACTTTCTGGAGTATGGTGGCGTATGCTACGTTGTCAGAATTCTTGATGCATCACAACTGAACGCAGTTACTGATTCACAATCAGGTGAACTGGTCAAGTCATTCGAGCACTGGGAAGATACAGTATCACAGGGAGCAGGTTCATATAAGTTTGTTGCAAGAACTGCAGGTACACTGGGTAACAGCCTGGGTGTTTCGGTTATTGACTACGGTGCAGACCAAAGACTGACACTGGACGCAGACACTTACACCTTCGAAAAAGGCGATGCTCTGGCATCACTGGTTGAAGTTGTAATGTCAGACGTAACTGGTCTGGCAGCAGCAGACGAACTGTATGTAGGTGCAACTAAAGTTGCTACCATCACTTCAGTTTCTGCACAAACAAAAACTGTAAGAGCAAGACTGGAAGCAGGGGAATCAATCGCTGTTGGAGATTCTCTGTCAGAGACTTCAGGTGGTGCAGCTGTTGGTTCAGCAACAGCAGTACAAGTATTCACTCTGTATGTTTACAACTGGAACACTGCAACTAAGGAACTGGACGTTATCTCTGATAACTTCCCTGCTTACAAGGTAGGTGTTAGTGACACGTTCCTCGATACTGCTGGTACTCCTGCAGTAGCAACAGTTGCTGGAATCGCTGATTGGTACGATCTCCAAGAAATTTACTCAGGCAAAACATGGGGTTCAGTTGCAGGTAAGCCTGGTACTTCATCATATGGTCTTGACAAGCATGTCAAGTATGACGAAATGCACATCGCTGTCTATGACGTAGACGGTAAGATCACTGGTACTTCAGGAACAATTCTTGAAACTTTCCTGAACGTTTCTAAGATCTCTGGTGCTAAGACTCCACAAGGTGGTACAAACTACTTCCTCGATGTAGTTCAAGCAAACTCTGGATATGTATATCCTAAGAGCACAACTTACACCATTACAGACATCTCTGGTCTGATTGCAACTCCTGGTACAGGTACAGACACCAATGGTCAAATTGGTTCTTCTGACTTCGGTACTGCTGGAGCAGTTCTCAGATATGATCTGATTGGTACAGAGTCTCTGACATTTGCAAACGGTGCTGACGATCAGTCACCTACAGTTGGTGAACTGCTGACTGCATATGAGCAACTGGAAGATACAGAAGCAATTGACATTGACTTCATCATCCAAGGTCCTGGTGGCGGCACCAGACTCGATGCAATCACTCATGCTAAAAAGATCATTTCTATCTGCGAAGCAAGAAAAGATTGCATGGGATTCATTTCACCATTCAGAGGTGCTGTCGTAGGAGTTCCTTCAGCAGCTACTCAAGTTACCAACGTTGTTGATTTCTTCAACCAACTCGGAAGCAGCTCCTATGTTGTATTCGACAGCGGTTACAAGTACATGTATGACCGTTTCAATGACAAGTATCGTTACGTCCCTCTGAACGCTGACATTGCTGGTCTGCTGGTCAACACTGCAACAGTCGCTGATCCTTGGTACTCACCTGCTGGTCTGAACAGAGGTAATATCCGCAACGCTGTCAAGCTTGCATTCAATCCAAGAAAGGGTCATAGAGATACTCTTTATACCAACAGAATCAACCCAGTCGCTGCTTTCCCTGGCGAAGGCACCGTACTCTTCGGAGACAAGACTGGTCTTTCCGTTAGAAGCGCATTCGATAGAATCAACGTTCGTAAACTGTTCCTTGTTCTTGAGAAGGCAATCTCCAGAGCAGCAAGAGCTCAACTGTTTGAATTCAACGATGTTGTAACCAGAACTCTGTTTACTCAAATTGTTGAACCTTTCCTCCGTGATGTTCAATCAAGAAGAGGTCTTACTGATTATCTGGTAGTTTGCGACGAGACTAACAACACTCCAGCTGTTATCGACGCAAACGAGTTTAGAGCAGACATCTACCTCAAGCCTGCTCGTTCGATTAACTTCATCACCCTGACATTCGTTGCTACTCGCACTGGTGTCAGCTTCAGTGAAGTCGTTGCTGCAAACAGAGGTTGATCCGATCCATTTATCGATAAAAAAATAACGGAGTAAAACAATGGCAGAATTTACAACTGGAGCGGCTAACGTCAACATCAGCGCCTTCAAACAGAGGTTGTCTGGTGGTGGCGCTCGCCCTAACTTATTCGAAGTGGTACTTTCACTTCCTTCAGGTCTCACCTTTGATGACGCCTCTGGTGTTCAGGGTGATGCAAGATTCCTTTGCAAGGCAGCGGCGCTGCCTGCTTCCAACCTTGGTGTTGTAGAAGTTCCTTATCGCGGTCGTCAGTTGAAAGTCGCTGGTGACAGAACATTTGATACATGGACTGTTACTGTCGTCAACGATACTGACTTCAAGATCCGTTCAGCAATGGAAGCTTGGACAAACCAGATCAACAACAACTACACCAATATTGGTGTCCAGGATCCATCAACATATCAGGTTGATGCATATGTTGGTCAACTTGATAGGGCAGAAAATCTGCTGAGAACTTATAAGTTCTTCGGCATCTTCCCAACCAATGTTTCACAGATTGACCTGGCATTCGACAACAATGATACTGTCGAAGAGTTTACCGTTGAATTCCAAGTTCAGTGGTGGCAAGCACAGGCAGGTTCTGAAGGTGGTGAAACCATCGGTGGAGCGAACTTCTGATACCTGACTAAATAGGTATAGTATTCGACTCACATATTTTTTGAA